CAAGACAATTGGAAGTTTGCAGTATTTTCTCCTGAGAATATGCCAATGAATGATTTCTTCAATGATATAATTGAAATGTATGTTGGTAAATCAGCAGACCCATACTACAAAAGTAATCAGATGAAATTAGAGGAATACAAAGAGGCAATGGATTTTGCAAGAAAGCATTTCTTCTTAATATATCCTAAGAAGAATTTTACATTAGATAGTATATTCTCAAGAGCTAAACATCTAGTTAAGACTAAGGGAATTAGAAGTTTAATAATTGACCCTTACAATACTGTTCAGCATAAAATGCTTAGAGGTGAAAGAGAAGATTTGTATATCTCTAGGTTTATGAGTGAATTAAAAAGATTTGCATTAGACAACAATATTTCGGTACACTTAGTAGCGCATCAAGTTACCCCTCATAAAGATGATAATGGAAGATACATTAAGCCTGATGTCAATAGGATTAAGGGCGGAGGTACATTTGCAGACAAGGCAGATAACGTGATGTTTGTATGGAGACCAAACAGAGGTTTGGATTTCTCAGATAGTTGTGTTACATTTGGTTCACAGAAGATTAAGAAGCAGAAATTAGTTGGCATCCCACAAGAGGTAGATGCAATAGATTTTAACATTAAAACACAAAGGTATTTATTTAATGGGTCTACACCTTTTACCCAAATAGATTTAGACAGGAGTGAATCAAAGTATGACATTACCGATAGTGGCTTTTAGTGGAAAGACTAAATACTATCTTAATCTTAATCAGTATAGAAATTGGCATTATGCAGTTTCTAACAATCTAAAGAAGAATTTTAAGGAATCTATTGCTAGTGAATTATTCTTTAATATTAAAGGAGAAGTTCANGTAGAATACTTTTACTATGCCCCNGATAAAAGAAAGAGAGACTTAATGAATGTAGTGGCTGTTGTGGATAAATTCTTTCAGGATGCACTTGTAGAGAAAAGATGTATAGAAGCTGATGACACTTCGATAGTCAAGAAGGTAAGTGTTGAGTATAAGGGTATTGACAAAACAAACCCTAGGATAGAAGTTAATTTAATATACAATTTATGATGGTTCAGTTATTCCCTATTTATGGGGTTATGCTAGGTTTTAATTATTGGAATACCTCATTAGACCAATTTGAGGAGGAAGATAACGAAGAGACAGAACACTTGTTTCAAATAATGTTTTTTATAATAGGAATATCTTGTCACGTTTGGACTCAGAAAAAACTTTAATACAACTCTTAGGAGAGAAGCATAAGGACTGGATTCATATGGCTAAGTCGTTTAAGATAAGCGATGAGGATGCTAATGAATTAGTTCAGGAGATGTATGTTAGGATTTCCAAGTACATTGAGAACCAAGAAAAGATTATGTATAATAGTGAGGAATTAAACACTTACTATATATATGTTACTTTAAGGAATCTATTCCTATCCAACTACCATAAGTACAATAAGCCAAATCACTTCTTACTAGAAAATGAAGACGATTTTATCGATTCACCTCCTGATATGGAGATAGAAAATTCTTTTAATAACTTGATAAATTCAATAGATGAGCAAGTTATTAAATGGCATTGGTATGATAAGAAGATGTGGAACATACACTTCTATTCAAAGATGAGCATGAGAAAAATAGCTAGAGAAACAAAAATAAGTTTAAGTTCAATATTTAATACATTAAGCAATGGCAAATCAGAAGTCAGGGAAAAAACCATCGAAAAGTACAAAGAGTACAAGAAAAACAAAAAGTAAATCTAAAGGGTTAGGAGATACCGTAGAGAAGGTATTGGAAGCAACCGGAATCGCTAAGGTAGCGAAATGGGCATTAGGAGAAGACTGTGGATGCGACAAAAGAAAGGAAACTTTAAATCACCTATTTCCTTATAATAAACCTGAATGTTTAAATGAACAGGAGCATACTTACCTGAAGGAGTTTTATTCTAATACTAACAATACTATATCTCCAACAATTCAACAGGAGCTAGTAAATATTTACAATAGAATATTTAAGGAAAAGGTAAATCCAACTTCTTGCAGTAGNTGTTTNGTTAATAAAGTCCATAACAAACTCAAGAGGGTTTTTGACGAGTACAAAGATGAATAGTTTAATAAGAGATAAAAAGAAAGTTAAACAAGTAATAGATTTTACCGGTGTTCAAAACGGTAAGATTCACCCATCAGATATAGATGCGGTAATGGAATTTGATAACAAGGTTCTTATCTTGATAGAAGTAAAAAGAAAGCACGTGTTGATTCCAATAGGTCAAAGGATATTATTAGAAAGAATTTGCGACAGTTGGCATATTCCTGAGAAGGCAATAATACTTAAAGTAGAACATGAATTTGATGATGCAGAACAAGATATTGTATTAAGGGAGTGTACGGTAACTAGGACTTATTACAAAGGTAACTGGCACACACTAAAAGAACCATCTAACTTTATTGGGTTTGTTAATAATCTTGGAATGAAATGGGAATGTAAAAAATGTAAATTTTAGATATGAGTGATAGTGTAAGTAAGTATTTCGAAAATGCAAATTCTAGTAATGGAAATATTAAACCAATACAGAAAGACCCAATCGTAGAAAACGTAAAGCGTTTATATGATATTAGAAGTAAGGTTGGTATAGATAAATATAATACTACCTTATTTGATAGTCCTGATAGTTTTTATAACTTCCTTAATCACTTACAAGAAGAGTTAATGGATGCGAGTCTTTACATTGAGAAGCTAAAGAATATGAAAAAATAAACAAATGAAGGAAAGTAAGTTAATTAAGATGCAGAAGGACATTAAAGATTTACAGCAATTTGTAATGATGCTCCATATGCAAGTAGAAACCCTACAGGGAAAGACAAAAAAGATTAAACCTAAAAAATAGAACTATGCCAATTACAATGAAACCAAAGAAATACGAAGAGCTTAAAGACTTTAACAAAAGATGCATGAACAATGCCGGAATGATTACTGATTATTCTGATAGAGAGCAAAGGTTCGCAGTATGTCAAACTATTTGGAAAGATACCTTCACTCCGAANAAAAGTTAACAAAGTGTTAATATTTCTTGTTTATTAATATATTTTTACTACTTTTGTATCAAACACAATAAGATATGAAAGTAATAAAGCTACTACTTAACACCCCCAAGGTTTTACTTATATTCCTGCTTCTAGCGATATTCTTCGTACTAGAAGGATTCCTAATGATAATATACGTTATATTTGAGACTCCGCTATCCTTCACTTTAGGATGGTTGGAGAGAACAATGAGAAGACTATTAAAACACATACAGTAATGGGAAAGACAAAAGAATTACTAGAGCAAGAATGGTTTACTGAATCGCAAAGAGCTGAACTTCATTGGATGGAGGAAGAGTATCTAAGTGAAGAACAGAAAAGGATTAACAAAAACAAAAAGAAAAAGAAATAATTATGTTAGAATTAATTGCAGCATCAATCTTTATAGCATCAATAGGAATACTTCTTGTTGGTTTAGCATTAATAATAGATACAAAATACTTTAGAAATGGACGTTAAAGAAATAACAACACTAGACAATAGGACTTGGAATAAGCAGGAGCTGCTTACTGAGATGGCAGATGATAAATTCTACTATGACTACTTAGGAGTTAACGCTCTTTCCAGTAGCTCTATAAAGAAACTACTTGACTCGCCAAAGGCTTATGAAGATTCATTAATCAAAACAAGTGGTAAGATAATACCTGCCTTTGAATTCGGTTGGCTATTCCATACTGCTATACTAGAGCCTCACGTTTATGAGAAGCAACACTTTGTAGATATAAAGTCTAGGAATACAAATGTATTTAAAGAAGCATTGTCTGAACATGGAAGAGTCTTTACCTACAAAGAGAGAGATGAGGTTGAAAGATTAGCTGAGGCATTCTATAACAATTCTATGGCTATGGAGTTGATGGAGAATACTAAGAAAGAAGTTCCTGCNATTGAGAATCTATTCGAAATACCATTTCGTGGTAAGGCAGATGTTCTTGGAGATGGCTACATTATAGATTTAAAGACTACAGGGAATATAAATAAATTTGAGTATTCAGCAAGGGAATACAAGTATGGGTGTCAAGCCTATATATATTGCAAGTTATTTAATGTTGACTATAGAGACTTTACTTTTATAGCTATAGACAAGACTACTGCTACTATAGGATTCTATGGGATTAGCGAGAGAAGCTACTACGATGGAGAGAGAGATGTTGAACAAGCTGTAATGATTTACAATGAGTTCTTTGTGAATAAGAATAGAGATGTATTTGATTACCAAATAGAGGGAGAAATATAAATGAGTTACCTTACTAAGAAGGAATGTTATGATGACGTGTTGAAGTCTCTAAAGTTAAATATAATTAGCTATCCTGATAAGGAATTACTTTTAAAGTATTATGAGGAAGATGAGGATTACATTTGTTGTCAAGGAGTTTTAGAAGCGTATAACGATTATGAAAAACAATTATTATTATGAAGTTACAAGAAATTAAGAAGTTAACCAGTCTAGAGTCAGGAATAGATATAGGCATAAAGAGTAGAGCTAGGGAAGTTGTATATGCTAGAGCAATATATTATAAGTTGTGTAGGCAGTTTACCAAGCAGCCATTGAGTGCTATAGGCAGGGAAGTTGGAAAAGACCACGCAACTGTATTATATGGAATAAATCTATTTGATGATGTTGTATCTGAGTTTGAAATGGAATACTTAAAAATATATGATAGAATTAAGTTAGCTATAACAAGTAGTGATGCCAACAAAGAAAAGTACCTATCGCCTAACGTATTCTATAAAAAGAGATATTTAGAATTAGAGGAAGAGAATAGGATTATTCGCCATAAGTTTAAATTCCTATTGTCTCAGCTAAAACTCCAAGGTAATAAGTTTACCGATAAGAAAGAGTTTCAGATATGAAAAGTAATTATAGACCGCTCCCTGTCGGATTAACTATAGGCAATAGTCATATAGATGGACTGGGACTTATAGCTGATAAAGACTTTGAGTCAGGATATAGCTTTGGAATTACTCACGTTTGGTTAGACAATGGAGAAGTTATAAGAACACCTTTAGGTGGTTTCATAAACCATAGCGATAAACCTAATTGCAGAATAACAGAATGTGAAGCTGAGAAGACTAGAGTTGTTCACGCAATAAGAACTATACAGAAGGGTGAAGAGATTACTGTAAAGTATAGTCTATATAAAATACAATAATATGAATGAACAGGAGGAAGACAAAGAAAAGAAAATAGATGGTCGTAAGAACAACGGAGCTGTCAAGGGGGTCTACAGAGGTCAAGGGAGACCACGTAAGTCCAAAGACAAGGACATAGCTAATATGACTTTAAATGCAATGAAGAAAGCCTTTGGGAGTGAAGAGAAGGCTTGGGTAGAGATTGCTAAGTTAGCTAAGACCGGTTCTACTCAGCATATGAAATGGCTATTGGAATACAGATATGGTAGACCAAAAGAACAACAGAACATCCAAATAGACACGAAAGTAAACATCCCCATTATAGATTTCTTTCCTACTAAAACAATAGATTTAACACCTAAAATAGAAAACAATGAGCAGAGCGAAGATGATAAACAATCCTGAAGATATGCCTACAGACTTTTGGAACTATAGAGTAAATCCAATAGTAGGATATTACATCAAACCTATGAAGGTAAGNGACNTAGGTAAAAGAGATAAGAAGACCGATGAGTAATGTTTCCTTAAATTCAAAGTACAAAGGTTTAAAGTCGGATAGCAGGTACTTTGTAATTACTGGTGGTCGAGGTTCCGGTAAGTCTTTTAGTATTACTGTGTTTCTAGTACTGCTTACGTTTGAAGAAAACAACAAAGTATTATTTACTAGGTACACAATGAGTTCAGCAGGTATGAGTATTATTCCTGAATTCATAGAGAAGTTAGAATTGATGGGATTGCTTGAGAATTTTACAGTTACTAAGTTTGAGATAATAAACAATCTAACAGGCAGCTCAATATACTTCTCAGGAATTAAGACTGCTAGTGGAGACCAAACTGCAAAGCTAAAGTCTATTAGTGGGATTAATACTTTTGTACTTGATGAGGCAGAGGAGCTGCAAGAGGAAGAGAACTTTGATAAAATAGATTTATCAATACGAGCCAAGGGAGTTAAGAACAGATGCCTATTGATTCTAAACCCTGCTACTAAGGAGCATTGGATTTATCAGAGGTTCTTTCAGAACAGAGGTATTCCTGATGGATTTAATGGTACTAAAGATGGTGTAACTTATATCCATACAACCTACGAAGATAATAGAGAGAACCTATCTGAATCATTCTTGAAGGAGATTGAGAGAATGAAGCAAAGAAGACCTAATCATTACAGGCATCAAATACTAGGGGGATGGCTACAGAAGGCAGAAGGAGTTATCTTTACTGACTGGCAGATGGGTAAATTCAATACTGAAATAGATTCAATATTTGGATTAGATATAGGATTTTCTAGAGATGAGTCTGTATTGGTTGAAGGCTGTGTGGACAAGGTACGCAAGATAATATGGCTTAAAGAGCACTTCTATAAGAAAGGACTGGTTACCTCCAATATATATGAATTGTGCCTTAGATACGCAGGAAAACGCCTTATAGTGATTGATAACTCTGAACCTAGACTACGAGCAGAATTAAATTCAAGAGGTCTTAACTTGACCCCTACATTAAAAAAGAAAGGTAGTATACTTACAGGAATTGCTTTGATGCAGGATTATAATATAAACATTGAAGGAGAGAATCTGGTCAAGGAGTTTAACAACTATGCTTGGAAGGTTAGCGGAGTTACTCCTATCGATAGTTACAACCATGGAATCGATGCAGCGAGATATTTAATTCAATACCTATTAGGTAGAACTGCACCAAAAGGAATGTATGTTGTAAAATAATTTGTTTATTTAGTAGAAATGTTATATATTTGTATTGTTTTAATTTAGTTCATATTTAATATTGTTTCGTGTTTCATTTGATAAAAGCCATCTTCGGTTCATAGCGGAGGTGGTTTTTTCTTTATATATAAATCCTACTTTGTTAAATAAATGTTAATATATTTTGGTATATTAAAAATATTATGTAGTTTAGCTTCAAGTTTAACAATTAAAACACATATTACTATGACAATCACACAAATTTTAGACAAAGTATCAAGCGGTAAAGTATTCTCCGCTAAGTTCATTAAGAAGGATGGCTCAGAAAGAGTTATGAATTGCAGAACAGGTGTTGTAAAGCACCTTAAAGGTAAAGGATTAGCTTTTGACCCAATCAAGAAGGGATTGATTCCCGTATTCGATATGAAAAACAATGGTTACAGGTTTATTAATTACAATACTTTAATCTCAATCACGATTGAGGGTGTTAAATCTAAGGAAACTTATAATATAAAGGAATAATGGAAACAGAACTTACAAGATTAGCGACAATAGAATTAGCTGCCATTAGGGCATCAATGGAATTGATTGGTGATAATAAAATGAGTGCA